AAACGTGGCAACATACGCGCCATTTTGCGTATTGCGTTATCTACCTGCATTTGTTGTTGTGGTGTCCATTTAGCGTTTGCGCTGGCTTGGCTTTCAACCATTGCGACTCGCATACGGTGTCGTTCGTGTTTAGTTAGCACGGTGCGCCCACCTCTCGAGTCGGCTGACCTCTGCGTCACGCTCTTTGACGCGCTCGTCAAGATCGGCGATGATGCTCAACAAATATTTGATCTCAATGCGTGTTTGATTTAGTACGTCAATCAGCTCAGCGTCATCTAAAACGTTGCGGTCGTCAATCTCGTGCTGAATTGCTCGTAACGTGCTACGCGCTGCCAACTCCCACGGCTGACGTATCGGCACTTTGTTTTGCGTAATCTGTTCCATGACGTGTTTAAGCGCCTGAAATTGTGGATCAGTTCTTGGGTCGATGTTCTCGGTCATCTCTTGCCTTTCGTTTGTTGGTGACTGACATTATCAGGTAGGTGTACGCCGTCAAGACTGACGCTAAAAACAAATGTTTTAGAGTGACCATGCACGCCACCCATTCGAGTATCTAAAGATCGCTAACGCGCTACGCAAATTGTCCTCTAAGTCAAACAGATCGTCGCAGGTGCGTAACAGGCCGTATGCCTGCAAATAACCGTTGGCGTAATACGATGACGGTTTGCACCAAAAGTAGTTAATCTGCATAACGCCTGCGCTGCCGCCGTTTGGGTCGGTCGGGTTAAACGCTGCAGGGTTGCAACGGCTTTCGCGGTAGGCAATCGCAATTAGTTGCGTCAGGTCTTGCTCAGCCCAGCCAACGTGTCGAGCCATGTCAAACACGGTCTGACACGCATCAGGTTGCGTTATAGGCGTAGTTACAGGCACGTTGCTAGTAGTGCTAGGTATGTCAACTGGTCGGCCGTAACCTTCAAATAACTCGGGTTGTCTGACTGCTAAATCGTCGGCTGTTGGTGCAGGCGGCGGTGTCAAAATAAATATTGACGTGACGCTAATAAATAGCGATATTGCAAGTTTGCTGATGAGTGTCATAGTGACCTACTTTCTCGGTAGGTGACTAGCCTAAACAGGTTTAGTTGCTTCTGTCGTGGATGGTGTCGGCAATACCCCGAAAACGGCTTGCCAGCGCTGTTTTGCGATGATCGGGTCGTTAGCGACGTGCGGGTCAATCTCTATGTGATACCAGTCGCCCTGCTCGACACTTGGTAGCGGTTGCCATGTGCCCCGGTCGCATTTCCATGACCGTTGCATTGCGTAGTCAATCACAAGTTGTATGCCCAAATGGTCTGCGTTTTCTAAACATTTGACAATAAACGCTAGTGACGCTTTGCGGCCGTCTGCTTTGCCAAGGTTTTTTTGGTTTAACCAGCGATACGACAAGTCCATTGCCAGCCCTCGAGCATGATTGCTGATCGTGCCGGGTCTGTTGCGAATGTCGCGATGCACGAATGTGCCGTTATTCCACAAACTGCCGCCGCTGTGTTTGCAGGCAAGTCGCGCCCATTCCGCTGTGCCAGCCAACGCAGACTTTACTACTGGCTGTTGCGTGACTATGTAAGCGCGATTAGGCATTGTTATTTAGTAGGTTTTTTTATGCCGTTAGACGCAACAATGCCTGACAATGTGCCAGTCAAAAACACAACAATCGTTGACATTAAATCTATAAACGCTGCGTCGTTCGGTGCTTGCTTTTCAGGCTGACTAACAAACAACAGGCCGTAGGTCATGCCTAAAACTATCGTGCTAAAAACTATTGCAAGTAGTACGCCTACGGTGACGATCATGCGTGCGTGTAGTTCATCAGCTGTGTATCTGTGTCGAGTCATGGTGTTATGCCGCATCGGTCAGGCACGTTGCAGTTATTTAACGTCATGTTTTTTACTCGTGATTTGACTGTGATCGTGTTGTCACGTGTACTTTCGCAAGCCGTCAACATAAGTACTAGCGCAAACAAACCGTAACGCATCGCATTGCTATTCGACTGGTTCAGGTTCAGGCGTCGGCTCAGGTTCAGGCGTCGGCTCAGGTTGAAACGGCGCAATAAAATCTTGTGTGTCGTAACTGTATGTGTAGCCAATGCCAGCGTAAGTTTTGTCTTCGCGGTCTATCCAAGTTTGTACGCACGGCGCGCCAACGAAATTGCTATACCATTCGCCTGTAGGTATGCCTTCAATAGTTGCGTCGTCAACGCCTGTAATAACTTGTGTAACTATATTGTTTGTGTCTAATTCTGCCCAATAGGTAGCCATTATGCCCAACTCACATTTCCTGTGCCAGCAGTTATTGTCGTAACTTTGTCGTTGATGTTTGTAGTTGTTGAACCTGTTAATCCTGCACCAATAGTAATTGTGTGATTTATCGAATAACGCAAAATGACAACACCGCTACCACCTGCGCCGCCTGCGCCACCCGAACCAGTACCGCCGCCGCCGCCACCGCCGAGGTTTGCTGTGCCTGCAACGCCGCCGCCTGCACCGCCGCCGCCTGCGCCACCTGCGCCAGAAGCAGCGTCGCCACCACCGCCGCCACCACCGCCACGCTGAACTGATGTGCCAGTAATACTTGACGCCACGCCTGCACCGCCTGCACCTGCATCACCTGTAGTCGGTTTAACGCCAACTGCACCAGTTCCGCCACCGCCGCCTGCCGCTACACCCGCTGAATCTTTTGAATCGCCGCCCGCAAAACCTTGATTTGCTGTACCAGCACCACCAGCACTTGCATTGACAGCGCCGCCACCGCCACAACCACCAGTCAAACCAACCCGATTACCAACACCGCCGCCGCCGCCACCGCCACCGCCTGTTGCCGTAATAGTTGAAAAAATACTATCTGTTCCGTTAGTTCCTTTGGCATTAGATGCACCAGCCGCACCGCCACCACCAACTTGAACTGAATAATTTACATTTTTATTAAGTGTTAAAGAAGTTTCTAATGTTCCGCCACCACCAGTAGCCGTAACTGTGCTACGAAGTCCACCAGCACCGCCGCCGCCTGCAGCATTATTGCCACCGCCGCCACCGCCCGCAAGGACAAGGTAGTCAACTTGAACACCTGCAGAACCCCCTAAGTTAAAAAAAGTAAAAGTTGACGCCGACAATGCAAGTAAATAGCCGCCCCCATATTGCGCCAAAGCAAGCGAACCGCTTGTGTTAATAGTTACGCCCGCGCCTGCAGTAATTGTGCAAACGCCTGCACCTTTGTTAGCGACCTGAATAACATCACCAACCGTAAAGATCGAGTTGTTAACCGTGATCGTCGTGGCGCTTGCGTTATTCATCATCGTGCGCTTAGTTTCATCGCCAGCGATCAGCGTGTACGACGCAGTTTTATCTGAAATCGGTAAATTTTGTATGTCGTTAAGTTGCGCGGCCGTCAAAACCTGACCAGCAACAAACGGAAACGGTGTTGTCATATTTGCCTACTTTACCCTAGAGCGTTGTCTGCGTTGATGATACCAAACGACAAGTCATCAAGTATTAGCTCATAAACGATGACGGTTGGCGACGTGTAATAAGTGACGCTATGCCCGGTGTTAACGCTAATTGTATGCTCGATGCCCTCGACTGCCAGTTCTTGTGCTAACTCGGTAGTTGTCACGCCTGACGTAAACGATTTTTCAATCGTGATCGTGTCGCCTACGTCAATCACAGCCACCGTGTCACGTTGCGCGCTAGTCAATAAAGCAAACGACGTGGCTAGCGACGTGTACCGTGCCTCAGGTTCAGGGTCAAGCAAATAAACCGCTAAGTCGAGTGCGGCGCTGTCGTTGTGCAAAAGGCTGTTAGTGATGCTGTAGGTCTGCACAAAATATTTTGTTTGACTGCCAGCGTCGTCAGCAACCTGCGGATTGTTACTGCCAAGTATTTGTACGACTGCACGGTTAGTTACTTGGTCGGCTTCAAAGGTTATGCCTACGCCGTTGTACGGAATGTTTGTGCCGTCGTCATGAAAGTCTGCTACCGCTGGAGTTAACGTTGTGCCTAGTCGAGCGTCAAACACTAGATCGCCGTCACGCGACATAAACAAGCGACCCTGCTCAGCCTCGTTCACGTTAGACAAATAGCCCAGCACGTTCGTGCCCTGTGCGATTGTAAACGCCGCTGAACCGCCAAGAGTTTGAGTACCTGTAGCAATGTCACGCGTTAACGCTGGAAACGCAACCTCAGGCCGATCAAGTACGGCCGTGACTCGAGCGCTGCTTAATTCCTCGCTGACGTTAAATTCGTCTAAATATGTTTGTGCTAACAAATAAAAATCGTCTGCACAAAACACGGTCACGGTGTCAAGACCGCCTAACGCAAAGTTGTAGTCATAGTTGACGATTACGCCGACAAACAAATATTCTTTGACGTTTAGCGAACTGTAACGCGATAGGCGCACTCGACGCATAGGTGCAAGACCGGGTTGGGCTTGCGGTGTGTCGTAGTACGGCGACTGCGTATCAAACGGGTTGAAAATACCTGCCGTGTCAAGCATCGTAAACGACATAGTGCCAGCACTAAATTGGTCGCCTTGATCGCGTCGGCCGCGCTTAACCGTGATGCTGTTTACGCCGTCGAGAACGCTCGCAAAATCTGTCGTACCGTCAAGCAAATATTGAGTGTTGTTAAGTACGCCAGCGGTTGCGTCATCAAGTAAAAATGCGTTTTGAATAAACCCTGTGTCAATCTCTAAGTCATAGTTGCCACTAGCGACAACGGCTGTACCTGCCATTACGACGCAATCTGTAAATCAAGTGGCCCGTTAGTGCGTTGGTAGGCCAGCAAACTGTTTAACACGCTTTGCCCGATTTCGGCGCTAGTTGACATACCGCCTGTCACGTTTATTGTTACGCCACCGCTACTGCGCGCTGCGATGCGTTCAGCGTTGCCTGACGTTGTTAAAGCGCCTTGTATGGTCACTAGATCGCCCGGGCTACCAATACCGCCGCCACCGCCACCTGACCTGCCACCGCCGCTTGAGCCACCGCCGCCACCGATAATTGCTGGGGGCAAACTAGGCATACTTGGCAAACTAGGTGTGATACTGCCTGTGCCACCCTCTCGAGCCTGACCGC